GTACTTAATAGGAGGGTTGTAGCTTGGCAAAATTAGCACATATAAAAAACTCCACGGTTGTTAAGTTATATAATAGCAAAGCCTGCAACGTGAGCAGAACCTGCAAAGCTCTTAACATCACTCGTACCGCTTGGTATTATTTATTGGATAGGAAACCCCGGCTTAAACAGCGGATACAAGACGAGCAAGAAGCTATTATCGATTTCGCTGAATCGCAACTAATGGAGAACATTAAAGCAGGCAAGGAAACTTCACTTATCTTTTTCCTTAAAAACAAACGACCTAACGAATGGCACGACCGCAAAGAAGTGGACTTTACGGGCAACCTCAAACTAATCAACGTGAATAAATGAAAACAGAACAAATAAACTTTACTGATATAATGAACCCCACAGCAAAGCAGAAAGTAGCATTAAAAGCTATTGATGACTTTAAATACATATTATATGGCGGAGCGGCCGGCGGCGGTAAGTCGTATCTTTTGCGGTGGGCAGGCATTAAACTTTTATTACAATGGTACGGCGAACTTGGGACCAGGAATATCCGCATAGGACTGTTCTGTGAAGATTATCCAACGCTTAAAGACAGGCAATTATCCAAAGTGGAAGAAGAGTTCCCGGCGTGGCTAGGGAAATATAATAAAACAGACAAAGAGTTTAAGTTACACGCTTATTATGGTGGCGGTGTTATCTGTTTCCGTAATCTTGACGATCCTTCTAAATATGCCTCGTCTGAATTTGCGGCAATTATCATCGATGAACTTACTAAGAACAAAAAGAAAGTGTTTGACTTCTTACGGTTAAGGTTAAGATACCTCGGCATTGAAGAGCCTAAATTTATTGCTGGCTCGAACCCTGACGGGATCGGGCATTTGTGGGTTAAAAGAATATGGTTAGATCATAAATTCGAAGAAGGAGAGATAGAATCTAATAAATTCGCTTTTATCCCAGCGAAGCCATTAGATAACCCCTATTTACCAAAAAGTTATATATTACAATTAGACGGGCTACCGGAAAACTTACGTAAAGCGTACCGGGATGGGAACTGGGACGTATTTGACGGGCAATTCTTTTCAGAGTGGGACAAAGAAATACATAGCATTGACCCGTTCGCTATTCCTGCTACATGGCGGCGGTCGATTTGTATGGATTATGGCTGGACTGCTCCGTCTGCTATTTACTGGCGAGCGACGGACTCAGACAATAAGAAATATTATTATCGGGAGCTTTACAAAACTAAAATGACCCCGATTATGATAGCGGAGCAGATAGTTAATTTAACTCCTAAAGACGAAATCTCTTATATTGAACAACTTTATTATGACCCAAGTATGAACGCAACCAAAGCAGGAGAACAAACTATTATTTCTATTATCGAAGAATATTTCGCTGAACATAATTTCCATGTTAAATGCGTACCGGCTATGAACGATCGAGTATCGAGAGCAACATTAATGCGGCAGGCTTTACAGACTTACATCGATTATAACGGCAAGAAGACGTCGAAAATACAGATATTCAAGAACTGTACTGAGGCATTAAGGACTATTCCAGCTCTTATCTTCGATAAACGTAATCCGGAAGATGTAGATACTAAAGGCGAAGATCACGCTTATGACGCTATAACTTATGATATATTAACAGACGTGGGAGAAAAGGCAGACATTAAAAAGGTGTTAGAACAAAATCAAAATAGACGAGAATTAATATCGGCAGGAGATAATTGGTAATGGTAGAAAAAGAAAAAATTAAAACCAGTAGTCTAACAAGCGTCGTTTCTTATTGGAAGAGTCCATATTATGATAGATCACAATGGCAACCTTATAACCCTGACGATCTGTTACGTAAATTCGGCGGGAATAAAGCCTTGGACAAATACGACGAGATGAAGCGGGACGACACAGTTAAAGCGGCGTTATTCGCTAAGAAATCAGCGGTCATGGCTTCCGGCTGGAGAATAGACCCAGCGACAGAGGACGACGAAAAAGATAGGGAGATAGCCCAATTTGTCGATGATAATTTCAGGCATTGGTTTACAGGCAGTTTCGACAACGCCTTAACAGAGATATTATCAGCGATGGAATACGGGTTTTCAGTAACGGAAAAGATTTATGAAATACAAGATGGAGCGATGTACCTCAAAGAATTAAAAACACAACCGCCGCATAGCTTCGAATTTGAAGTTGACGAGCATGGTACACTTAAAAAGAACGGGCTAAAGCAGAACATAGACTCTGGAATGATAGAACTACCGATCCAGAAGTTTATTATTTATACTCATAACGCCAGCTCGGGTAATCCTTACGGGAACTCCGATTTAAGAGCCGCTTATCGTAGCTGGTTCAGTAAAGACATTATAATTAAATTCTGGAATATCTTCTTGGAGCGGTTCGGTATGCCTGTTGTTGTCGCTAAGTACAAAAGGTCCGCAAGTAAAGACAACAGAGAAGATTTACAGGATATGTTAGACAATTTACAATCCAAAACGAGCTTTACGATACCAGAAGACGCAGAAATCGAGTTTAAAGAAGCTATGCACAACGCTGGAGCGGATTACGACAAGGCAATTTCCATGCATAATAACTCTATCCGTAACTCGATTCTTATGCCGAAAGGGTTAGGGTTCGGGGATGCCGAGGGCGGGTCTTATGCTAAATCTAAAATAGAGAAAGATGTTTTTATCTGGGTCGTTCAGCCAGTACGGAACCAATTAGAAGCCGTTCTTAATTCCGATCAAATGATAAGGCAGTTAGTAGACTTGAATTTCCCTAATGTAGAAAGATATCCTTCTTTCAGATTTAATCCGATATCAGAAGAAGACAAGAACGAGAAAGCAAAGACCGTTATCGAAGCGGTAGCAAAGGGTTCTATTACTCCCGGTCTTGAAATAGAAAACCATTTGCGGATATTGCTTGGAATCCCCGAAAAAGAAGAAGAAGATATCGAAGAAGTTGAAGAGATCGAAGAAGAGCTTAAAGAATTCAAATTGAAATTGGTATTACCAAGGGCTTTAACCCAATACGAAAAGAAAGTTAATTTTGCTTTTATTAAAAGTGCCTTGGTTGACGACGTGGACGAAGGGATACTTGAATTAAAAGGTATCTTGAGTAAGATGAGAGATGACTTTACCACGCAAATCGTACGTAAACGAATTATGGAAGATCAGAATGTCGGTTTAGCCAACAAAATGGAGTTTAGATACATTAGGGATTTCGGACTTATGATAGAAGGGATTTTACGCAAGGCCGAAACTAAGGGAGTGCGTTCTTCTAAGGATACACGCAAGCGGTATTTGAAATCTTTCTCTTTGGACTACGCTCAAACAGCTAACAAAGTTGGGCTGGTCAAAGGCAAAGCTTCTATGTGGATTAAAGAACAAAGTAAAATCGTTACCGGCCGCATATCGGGCAATGTACAGCGGAAAGTTAAGGATATTATTAACGACGGACTCAAACGAGGAGCGTCAACTGCCGACGTAGTCGCAGAAGTAGAAAACGAATTCGGTAAATGGGCTTCTATTGAAAGCGTAGACGGAGCAGGAACTACCTCTGGGCGACTTTATACAGAGATCAACACCGCTTACGCTAAAGCGTTCGCAGTAGGGATGGGCGAATACAATAAAGAGTTGGAGTTGTCCGGTGATTTAGTCGCATATCAGTTTAGTGCAGTTTTAGACGATGCCACAACTGCTGAATGCTCACAGTTAGACGGACAAACATACGGAGCGAAAGACCCTATTTGGAATTCAATCGACCCGCCAAGACATTGGAATTGTAGAAGTGTTAAGATCGAAGTTTACAAGGAGGAAGCGTGGAAGACAGGAAAGATAATAGTAACGACAAGAGGGTTTTAGTAGACCTTAGCAAATATAGCGAGCATACTATTATTATGCAGAACAAAGATAATAAATGGTACGCTTTTTATGACGGGATATCGAGCGAAATAAAGGGAGAGAAAGCAGAATGAGGATAGGATTATTATTTATTGTTTTATTATTTCTTATAACACCTGTCTTTGCTCGGCCAAGCAGGATTATCGACGGAGTGAACATCAAACAAGAAAAAGAAATCATGGAAGCCGTCGACGAAGGATGGCTTGAAGCGTTTCTTGATTATATTGAATTGGAAGAAGGAGAATAAAATGCTAAAGAAACACGCATTAAATGAAGACACCGAAACTTTCAAAGCTCAAGGCATGGAGATTTTTGCCGTCGGTAATTGGCATGGGGATAAATACACAGAAAAAGATTTAGACGATATGATAACAAACTTTGATAAAGCTGGATGGAGAATTCCTCTTAAAATAGGGCATGACTCTAAGCAGAAACTTGCCGGGCGGCCAGCGGTGGGTTGGATTGACAGGATTTATAAAGTAGGCGAAAAACTGGTTGCCGATGTATCAGGTATTCCTAAGTTAGTCAAAGACGCCATTAATAAGCGTGCTTTTAACGCCGTATCGTCCGAGATTGTTTGGGACTGGAAAATAAACGACACGCTTTATAATAAGCTTTTAATAGGTGTGGCCTTACTTGGGGCAGAAATCCCGGCAATAAATCTATTAAAGGATTTACCATTGGTTTACGATACAGATACGTCGGGCAAGTTTTATGATTTAAAAATAAACGAGGGAGGTGGAATTTTAGAGTATCAGCAATTTGATTGTGAATGTATCGAATGTGGATATAAAGTAAAAACGGATAAGCATTGTAACACTTTCAAATGTC